GGCTGTGTGCAGACGTTCAGCGATGAGATGCCCGGTATCGAGCACAACGTCGAGCATCCGTAAATCAACATCGAGAGTGCCGCGAGAACAATCAGGTTACGAATCATGCTTCACCTTTTTCTTGGCGTTCTCGCGCGCAGCTTTCGCCTTGGCGGGAGTTTTGGCCTTACCGCCCTTCCGACCAAGCGCGACTGCGTGCGGGTCTTTTTTCATATAGTCACAATCTCAAGAATCTTATTTTCGCCCTGAAGCGCGCAACCCCAACAAGTATTATTACAGTCGCCTTCTTCAATCTTCGATTCAATCGCACCCCCAACAAGTCCGGTGCCGGGGCATCCATTCTCCTCAATTTGGAAATGGGGATCGCCGTAATTGTCAGGCCAATCAAGTTCCAGAACTAACGTACACTGAACCTTAATTCGCCGCATGCGCGCATAGTAAGCCAAGCGGTTGGCTCATGTCAACTTGGAACGGGAAAAGAACGGCGACGAAACCTGCGCTTTCGGGGGAGAAATGGCAGGCCCGCCGCCGCGAGGAAGCTTACGGACGTGTGGTCGGAGTTCCCGGCGTCACGACGATGCCGCCTGTCGGACTCGTGGTCACGCTCACGGGCTGCGTGAACGAGAAGGGTCCAAGTGAGCCGTCGTTCCATGTCGCCGTCACCAGCACGTTGGCCGCACCGGGAGTCAGCCCATGCACGGCGAAGGTCATGCCGCTAGGCGCATCGACACTCAACACGGCGGGCGTGTCCGAGGTCGGCGCGGGCGTCAGGGTGGCGACTGTGCTGATGTCCACCGGCTGCGGCGGCGTGCCACTGTCAGCGCCCATCACGGTGAACGTGTCGTCCTGATTGTCCATCAGGATGAAGGTCGCAGGCACCGCAGCGCCCGCACGACCGGCTTTCAGACCCGAACTCTTCTTGACCAGTGTCACACTCTTTGCTGCGCTCATTCTCGTTCTCCTTTGGGTTACGGTCGGGTCGTCGGCGCTCCCGGCTCTACTTCAATTCCTGTCACGACAGGCGCGACCACTTCCTTTTTGATCGCCGCTACGTCGTCGGCTATTTGCTTGATGGCGGCGGCGCTGTCGGCAATTCCGGTAGCGATGGTGGCGATGCTCGTCTGTATCGCCTCGGCGGCTTTTTGCGTGGCCTGAACAGCGTCGCGGATTTCCTTTAGATACATCGATCACTGACCTTACGCCGACGCGCGCCCAATATCAAATTAAGGGTCGATTAATCGCGTTCTTTGCGGTACGGGATGCTCGCGGACCCGCGCCATGATCCGCTTAATGTCCGCCGATATTCGCAACTGCTCAGTCTGGTCGCAGCCCCGTCGCAGCCAATCCGCGTGCGCTTCGAGGTCGTCCATCGCGTCCTCTCGGATGAGGAACGCCTTTTCCTCTGGGACGTAGATGCGGCGCTTCATTTCGTCGTCGCGCTCGCCAACACGTTGCTGACAACAGCGTCCACCCGCGTCACCGTCTGCGCCGCCTGCGTTGCCTCTGCCTGTGTGACTGGCGAAGTAGGGTCGGTCGCCTTAGCCTGCATCACGATGGCGGCATCCGCGAGTTGCTTGAGCTTCGGTGCCGCATCCAGCGTGGTACCGTCGCTCTTGAAGTCCGAACTGCCCGCTGAGTGCCCCTTCACCCACGACGTGAGCAGGGTAAGTATCGTCGCGTTTACCGCACCCTTCACGCAGATCATCGAAATCGAGAAGATGTCCGATAGGCACCCTTGCAGCGTGATGCTGCCGAGAAAGCCGACCGTCACGGGCAACAGAAATGCTTGCCACCACCACGACTGTTGCAGCCTTCTAAGGTATGGAGGGAGTGGCACTGTGCTACTCATGTTTGCTATAATCTCCGCATGGCTTTGAAGTCTCTCAAAAACGGCTACCGTCGATTAGATGCCAACACCTACGAGCATCGCGCGATTATGGAAACGCATATCGGTCGCAAACTCGCATACAACGAAATCGTCCATCACAAAAACGGGGACCGACTCGACAATCGCCTTGAGAATCTGGAAGTCATGCTGCGCGGCGACCATCAACGACACCATCACGGCAAGCCCGACAAGCCTTGCACGGTCAGGGGTTGCAATAAGCCTCAACGTGCGCGCGGCTATTGCATCGGACACTACGCGCGATTGTTGAAACATGGCGATGTGCGCCAACAGTATTCTGCGGCGCAGCCACCTTGCGAGATTTGCCACCGTCCGGTCAACAGAAGAAGCAACAAGCCACGGAAATACTGCTCGCCGCGCTGTTATCGCAAAGCAAAGAACGCAAGAGAGCGGGCCGCTCGGATCATGTGACCACGACTGCTGGATGCGTCGGAGCCAAGGCGGCAGCGGTACGGTCGCCATCAACCGCCCCTAGCGACGAGTCCGGGCACGAACGCGATAGCGATAGCGACGAGTGCGCCCGCTGCCGCGCACTTCAGCACCCCGACAGTCGTGACCGGTTCAGGCCCCGGCCCTGCGATAACGAAAGCGACTGTACACAATAGCCACTCGATCAGAAATGGTACCATCTTCCTTCTCCTATCTCCCAGTTGGAGCCGTCGTTGCTGGCGGCGTTGGAACGTAAACAACCTGCGGAACCGCGGGCGCTCCGCCTGTATTATGCAAAAACCCTGCGACAGAAATCATAATGCTGACCACGATACCCGCCACGATCAGCATTTGCGATATATTCTGCGTCCCTTGCTGTCGCGATTCCGAGCGATCCCCTTCGCGGCGCTGATTGCTCGCTTCTAACCGCTCGAAGCGCGTCGTCAGTTGCCCTACCTGAGACACCAGATTCGCGACCTCGCTTCTCGTGGCGAGTCCGCCCGTGATGTCGTTCACCGTCTGTCGCCATTCGTTCGTCGTTTTGAATCGCTCGTTGTTGGCGTTCTCCGCCTTGGCGACGGCTTCCTTGGAGTTGTCGAGTGCAAGATTGGTCAGCTTCTCGGCAGCATCGAGTTTGGTATCGAGCAGCCGATGTAGCGACTCATTTTCGGCCAACAGGTACTCGCGTAAAGTCTCGACCGTCCACTGGCCATTTTCAGGTCTATCCACAACCTTCCTTTTCACAAGCTGTTATCTTGCGTGAACATCCAAACGATGACCAACACGATAGCTATCACGACCACGATTCCCGCGTCGATGTTCATACTATCGGGTACACCCCCGACCACAGCATGTTGGCACACCGAGTCGCCCGCTCAGGGTCTTCGCCTGCCCAGTGCGAGGTGAGCACGGCATTCCTCGCCGCCTTCCAGTCCTGAGCCTGTAGCGCCGCCACCGTCTCGGCATGCTCCTTCACGAGCGCCGCGATCATGTCGTGATAGCCCTCGACGCCATTGACGCCCTGAGCGTGCGCCATGTTCACGATTGCGTCACGCCGTACTTGATCGAGATTGGTGTACCAAGAGAACTGACTCAACTCCGCGCGCCAATGGGCCACGTCGTTGTTGAGCAGGTAGGTGCTCTCGACTTCAGAAATGCCTTCGATATTTAACGCGCGCCCGCGACCGATAGTTGGATTGCCGAAGCAATGGCTTCCCTTCGTAATCGGCTTGCCGGTTTGATCGTCGTACACGAATAAACGATCCCCTTCCTCGAAGGTCAGCAGCGACGTGATGTCAGTAATAGGTTGCATCTATGGCAGCGTCACCGGAGTCACCGTCATGCTCGCCGCGGTGCACACGGCATCCCACTCGCCGTTCATCCAGTACGAGCCGACCTGGTTCGCGTAGTTATACATGAGTGGCGAAGCGCTCGGATTGGTCCCACCAGTCGGCGCGAAGTCCCCGACCTGAGTTGACGCATTCGGCGCCGGCGTCGCGGCCGCACACGGCGACGCATAGGTGGTTGAGACGGTGATGTAGCAGCCGTCCGTGCCGACCGTGCCGCCGACGACGTTGAACTTGATGTAGTTCGCGCCCGAGCCGCAGGCGATGACTTTGACCGGCGTGCTGGTGCCGACAGGGATCGGAGTAGCAGACCCTGTGCCGCCGGCCTGCACCCCCACATAGCTGATGCTATGCGCGAGGCTGACCCAAAGGACCAGAACGAGCGCGGGGACGAAAGCGAGTAGCCGTTTCATAGAACTCCTCCAAATCCTTCAGGTCGAGAACCTAATGGTCGCGACGGGCCGAAGCCTGGTTGTCCGAGAGATTGCGGGATGGGCGTGGGGTTAGTCGCGCCGCCTGTCGCCGTTGCTGTGGCTGTGGCAGTCGCGGTTGCAGTCGCTGTGGCCGTGGCAGTTGCGGTTGCCGTGGCGGTCGCTGTGGCCGTCGCCGTAGCTGTTGCGGTAGCTGTCGCCGTTGCGGTCGCAGTCGCCGTAGCAGTGGCTGTCGCGATCGGCGTGGCCGCGCTGAACATTAGCGTCTGACCCATCTGGTCGTCCGCTGTGTTGACGCCGAGCACGATCCCGTATTTTACAAGAGCATTCGTTGCTGTAATCGGGTAGGTGCCGATGTGCGCCGCTATCGTATTTAACTGAGAGATTGTTATTTGCGGGTTCCCCATCTGCGGCTGCTGCAAACTAGCTGTGTTGGGCGACCCCGCAGCATAGGAGACAAACCACCACGCAATCTGACCCCCAACGGCAGCAGCGGCGTCA